CGCCGTGGAAAGTCGGTTGGAAGTGCGCGCTAATGACGTTCTCAACGAAGCTCACGACATCTTATTGCAGCGTGAGGCAAGATACGATGATTTTCACGTTACGGCGATACGAACTGCGAGTATCCAGTCCGTTATCCATGAGGAACGCAGAACTCCAGAAGCTTTTTGTCTGGACATGGTCGCAGTCAAACTTGCAAGGATCTACAACTCACCTGACCATTTGGACAATTATTTGGACGCCATCTGCTACCTTGCAGAAGCAGCTGCGCTAGTGAAAATGAAAGAGGTTGAATAATGGCTTTTAACTTAGAAGATTATGAAACAGTCGAAGAACGATTAGAAAAGTTTTGGAAAGAGTATCCAGATGGAAGAATTGAATCAGAACTTCTCGAAGCTTCTGCTAACCGATTTATTGTCCTCGCTAGAATTTATCGAACTGAGGCTGACCAACGATATTGGACTAGTGGACTTGCATTTGAGGTCATTAGCGACCGAGGAGTTAATGCTACTTCGGCACTTGAGAACGCAGAAACGAGTGCTATTGGACGCGCTCTTGCAAACGCAGGTTTTGCAACAAAGGGCAAAAGGGCTTCTAGATCAGAAATGAGCAAGGTTGCCAATAAGTATGAGCAACGAGTGGAGAACTTTACCCGCGAGAAAGTGCCAGTGGAGAAGCCGTCAGATCCTTGGACTATTGAGCAAAAGGAAATGCCTTTGCCAGTAGCCGATGCGGTTGCAGCTCTAAACGACAATGTAACACCTGAGCAGGTGCCTATGTGCAAGCAACACAATAAGCCGATGCAGAAGAATTTTGGAAGCAAGAATGGCAAGGAATGGGCTAATTACAAATGCTCTGGACAATGGCCTGATAAATGCGAAGAAATCATTTGGCTTGAAATAGATAAGAGTGGTAAATGGGTGCCACAAAGACCGAGAGTAAAACAAGGAGAATTAAACTAATGGGCTACCTACGAATAACAAGACCAGACGGAACGGAAATTCTGTTTGATGAAGATGATGAAATTACAATTTATGAAGTTTGCGATACTTGCAATAACCCAAGACCAAACTACGAGCTTACCAATGTAGGCGGACAAACCGATATTGATGCTATTTGGGAATGTAAGGCTTGTCATGGGGTAAATAAGTCATGAAAGAGGATCTCTGGTATATCTATGAGTTTGATAATTGCTCTTGCGATGATTGCGGCAGACTAGCTTCATGCGCGGTTTATCGCAAAGATAAAACAGACATGTTTGCTCAAATATGCGGTAATTGTGATGAGGCTTGGCGCAAAAACGAGGGCTTGACGTATGGTGACTAATAGTCGTAGGCTACGTGGCAGGAGAACCGAGATTGTCGTTGCTGACTACATGGCTAAGCGATGGGGAAGCGCAAGGCCTGTAAATAGTGGGGCATCTGGCAGCGATATTCTCGGAACGCCGTATTTCATAGAAGTAAAAGCCAGATCCTTATTCTCACCTTTAGAGTGGGTCAAATCAGTTAAGAAACGTGAAAAGGCTCGATTAGGCTTTGTAATTTATCGAGCTAATGGACAAGGCGATTCACTAGAAGCCGTTGATGATTATCTATTCATTTGCCGTTTAGGTGACATCATGCCATTACTTGAAAATCGAGTGCCAAGTGAGGCAATAGTCAGATGTAAAGGCTGCGGAACTTGGACACAAGAGGGCAGAATTTGCGAGGTATGTGAAGTAATCAAATCAAATAAGTAATTATCAACAGCCTGTGGATAACTTAGGAGAAAACATGAATTCACGCTCACGACACGCCGAACATCTGTGGAAACTTGACTGCCATGGTACGCTATTAAGGCAGAGCCGCTACAACGGCTCACCCCGCGCCGCTTCGCGGTTAGCGCGGGGGGTGCTAATAGCTATTGGGATAGCTCTATGCTCGGCTGCGCCAGCAGGTCAGGCGCAAACCATGCAACAAGAACTAACTCCATTTAGATATGCTTCATTCTTAACAAGCCAAGTAGAAGCTTCATGTCTATTTAAGATTGCATTAAAAGAAAGCAATGTGCGTTATAACGCGATAAACAGATCTAGTGGTGCTTCAGGTGCTTGGCAGTTTATGAATGTAAGAGTAAGAGATTTAAGTCCATTAGAACAGGTAGAATGGGCTATACGATATGCGAATAGTCGCTACGGGTCACCATGCCAAGCATGGGATAAATGGCAAGAAAGAGCCAAGAGTGGAGTGGGTTGGTGGTAATGGCTACTTATGAATTTAGATGCTGTGGTATCACACAAGAGATAACAGTAAGCATAAGAGAGCAATTACCTAAACCTAAATGCAGTGTATGCAATGGTGATATGGCTAGGATATATTCAACAACACCAGCTATATTTAAAGCTAAAGGCTTCTATTCAACTGATAATAAATAATGCCAAGAAAACTGATTCTTACTGAAAAACAAGTAGCTTTCGTTATGGCTAATAAAAGCATGGGCGGTAGCTGGATAGCTAAGGAGTTAGGTGTTAATCAGGCTGCTTTGTATCAATGGGGAACGAATAACAGAGTAAGCCTTAAAAGAGATAAAAGCCTAAACAAGCGTAATAGATTAAAGACCAGCATATGTAGTTGGCCTAAAGGCTATAAGCGCTATAAGAACTTTATAGTGGAGCGTGATGGACTTAGGTGCCATTACTGCGATAAGTTAATGAAATACGATGAAGCACAAATAGATCACAAAGTTCCGCGAGTTCGAGGCGGAACTGATGCACCTCATAACTTAGTATTAGCCTGTGCATTATGTAATAACATTAAAGGCTCATCGTGTTATGAATGTCCAGAGTTTCGTAATGCCATCAAGTAAAAGACGCAAAGAGCTTGGCTCTCACAAATGGAAGAAGCAACGTGAGTTGGTGTTTAGAACCAAGGGTCATGATTGTTACATCTGTGGTGAGTGGGCTGATGCAATAGACCACGTTATAAGCGCGAAGCGCGGGGGTGGTAGTGATTTAGAAAATTTAGAACCCATTTGTAAGTCATGTAATAGCAAAAAGGGTAGCCGTGAATACGGCCTTTTTTTAGGGCGCAAGCCTACCCCCCCTGTCTTTTCAGGGAATCTCCCTCTAGTCCAGACCAGTGTTGTTCATCACAGTCCGTTTAACACCGATCCGAGCCAGTCGTAGCCAATCGTGACCAATCAAGACCAATCGCCGAGGGGGCTAACGGAACCCCGTATTCACACGCCATTACACACAGGCAAAAGCCGCATGCAAGAGGTTGCAGATTTAGCTGACCTTTTAGAGATGCCTTTATTGCCGTGGCAGCGTTGGGTTTTAGATGATTATTTAAGTATTGGCGAAGATGGAAAGTTTCGGCGCAAGGTGGGCGGCCTACTTATCGCTCGACAGAACGGAAAGACCCATCTTGCCCGAATGCTCATTTTGTGGAAGCTATTACAAGGCGAAAAGGTGCTTGCTATGTCCTCTAATAGAAATATGGCCTTAGACACCTTTCAAAAGGTGGCAGGGCTATTTGAAGAATTCCCATTCCTTAAAAGTCAGGTCAAAGCAATACGCTATGCAAATGGAACTGAAAAGATATTACTTAATAACGGCGGCTTATATGAAGTTGCTGCTGCCACTCGCGATGGTAGCCGTGGCAAAACTGTTGATTTCCTTTATATTGACGAGCTTAGAGAAATTAGCGAAGATGCATGGACGGCTGCTAGACCAACTACAAGAGCAAGACCTAACTCGCAGACTTTCACGACGTCTAACGCTGGTGATGCATTTTCAACAGTTCTTAACGATATGCGCGAAAGGGCTTTCGACTATCCACCTCCAGAGTTCGCGTGGTATGAATACAGCGCTCCTCAATTTGCTAAAATTGACGACCGAAAGGCGTGGCAAGCTGCGAATCCTGCGCTGGGATATTTATTTGATGAAAGTGCTATTGCTGAATCGGTCGCAACGAATTCTATTGAATCAACTAGAACCGAAACGCTTTGCCAGTGGGTTGATTCGCTCGCATCGCCGTGGCCTAACGGATCATGGGAAGCAATCGGCGAAAAAGATTTAACTATTCGAGAGGGCGCATACACTATCTTCGCTTTCGACAAGGCTCCGTCTGGCAGATTTGCCAGCCTTGTCGGGGGCTGGATAATGGAAGATGGTCGAATTGGCGTAGCGGTCATTCAGACTTGGGAAAATAGCGTTCAAGTAGATGATTTGAAGATAGCAGCTGATATTAAGGGCTGGATAGACAAGTTCAAGCCTCGTTTAACTTGCTACGACAAATATGCCACTCAAACCATCGCAGATAGGCTTTCAAGAGCTGGAGTTATGGTTGAAGACGTATCGGGAGCGCAGTTCTATCAAGCTTGTGGTGATTTGCTCGACACTATTGTAAATATGCGCATGGCTCACCCAATGCAACCAGAGCTGGATAAACAAATGAATAACGTAGCCGCTAAAACCAACGATAGCGGTTGGCGTATTGTAAAACGTAAATCGGCTGGCGATGTATCGGCTCCTATTGCCCTAGCAATGGTTGTCCATCAGCTTCTAAAGCCTATTGCGAAACCAGCAATTTATTCACTCGAATAATAGTTGAAAATTCAACTATTCTGCTATACTTATACATATGGGTATATTTTCGCGTAAGACCACATCACCAGACACTTCATCGTCTAACTCGATCTTGGCGCAATATGCCCCTCAGGTTATGGGTGAAAACCTTAATCAATTAGTTACCTATATAACTCCAAGATTACAACGCAATGACGCAATGAAGTGCAGTGCATTAGCACGCGCACGCAATCTAATTTGCGGAACTGGCGCAACCATTCCAATGGCGTTATATCGTAAATCTACTGGAGAAGAATTAGGTTCTCCTGTGTGGCTAGAACAACCATCACTAGCGCAACCAAGATTTGTGACTATTAGCTGGACGTTGGACAGCCTCATGCTGTATGGCGTTGCATATTGGGAAGTTACTGAAGTCTATGACGAGGACCTCAGACCTAAGCGATTTGAATGGGTTGCAAATACTCGCGTTACTTATGATTTAGATTTATACAACACAACTGTAAATCAATATTACGTTGATGGTTTCCCTCGGCCGATGTCTGGTATCGGTTCGTTAGTTACCTTTCAAGGATTTGATGAGGGAGTATTAGCTCGCGGATCACAAACTATTCAAGCAGCTTTAGATGTGCAACGCGCAATGGCAGTCGCAGCAGCAACTCCATTTCCAACTGGCGTAATTAAAAACACTGGCGCAGACATGACGCCGCAAGAAGTTCAAGGAATTCTAGGTGCATGGAAGCGCGCACGCGATACACGCGGAACTGCATTTTTAACTGCAACCCTGGATTACACTCCTACTTCATATTCACCTAAAGACATGGTTTATGCAGAAAGTTTGCAATATCTTTCAACAGAAGTTGCACGTCTTTGCAATATCCCTGCTTATATGCTTTCAGCAGATATGAATAATTCTATGACTTACTCAAACGTCATGGACGAGCGAAAGCAATTCTTTGCATATTCTCTTATGCCATATCTTGATGCTATTGCAGCTCGTTTATCTATGAACGACATTACTGCAAATGGCAATGAAGTTCGCTTTGAAGTAAATGATACTTTCTTACGCACTGAACCATTAGAGCGTTTAGCGGCAATAGAGAAAATGCTACAACTCGACCTAATCACAGTAGAGCAAGCGCGTGAAATGGAAGAACTAACACCACAAGGAAATGACGAGGTTCGTTAATGGATAACAAAATCCTAACCTTTAGCGCGGATATTACCTGCGATGCAGAAAAGCGCACTATCTCTGGCAAAATCGTTCCACTAGGAACAGGCGAAGTCGGTAACACTAGCGCAGGTCGCGTAGTGTTTGAATCTGGCTCAATTAAACTTCCAGATGATCCAAAGAAAATTAAATTACTTAATCAGCACAACGTAAAAGAGCCTCTAGGCCGCGCTCAGTATTTCACAGAGGGCGCAGATGGACTTTATGCTTCATTTAAGGTCAGTGCCAGCAACAGAGGTTCAGAAGCTTTGATTCTTGCTAGCGAGGGATTGCAAAGCGGCCTGTCTGTCGGCGTAGAAGTAGAAAAGTCATTTAACAAAGCGGGAGTAATGCATGTTACTGCTGCTAATTTGTTCGAAGTAAGTTTGGTAACAGAGCCAGCCTTTAAGTCTGCTCAGGTTATCGATGTCGCGGCATCAGAAGAAGCAGAAACACCTGCTGATGAAGATGCAACCACACCTACAAAAGAAAGCGAGGAAACTGTGGAGAATACTCCAGAAGTTTCAGCA